TGCGACAGGGAACTGCCGTTGTCGATGGTCATGGTCTGCCCGAGCACAGCCTTGGATATCTCCGAGTTCGCGCGGTCGATGCGGCGGTCATAGACGTTGAATGCGTCGCCGCGCGTGGTTTCCTTGATTTCGAGCTCGGTGCCTTCGGGGAAGAGCGCCCAGCCCGCCGCGCCGAGATCCTGCAGGAACTTCTCGGTCTTGTCAATCTCCTTCTGGTCACGGGAGGCGGTCTTACCTATGCGGATGGGCATCCCGAATATCTCGCCGAACATATCCCAGTAGGCAAGCATGTTTTTTTTGGAGATGCACTGGGGGGTGATCTTGAGCAGGAGCCCGAGGTCGTTGTGCCGTCCTGCTTCCACGCAGGAGGAGGCGAACACGCCTTCGCGGTAAGGGATGCCGCGTCTTGGGTCGTCGCCCACCTCGCGCACTACCACGCCGTATTCCGGGATGACATGGGTGCGCGGCACCAGCTCGCAGCTCTCGAATGCGGGGTGCCCGTTGTCGGTGGTGAGGTTGTTGAACTGCACCAGCGAATGGCCGTAATACACACTGTCGAGTGTGAAATCCACGAAATCCTTGAACCACGGGGACTCCAGTATCTCGGTGAGGTCTGGCTTCTCGTTGCCGTTGCGGTCGGCCACCTTGAAGGTCTTGCGCTTGACGAAATTCTTCCGCTGCATGATGCAGCCGTTCAGATGTGCGTCAACAAGCGCGTCGCGATAGATGTCGTAGAGACGGAACCGCTGCGGGTTGTCGGGGTTGATGGCCATCTGCCAGGCGTATCGCCAGAAGGCGATGTCCTTCTTGGTGAGCTGCTCTGCGTTGGTGCGCAATTCCACCAGCAGGGAGCGGAGTTTCTTATTGTTTGGTTTTTGGCTCATATACGGTATTGTATTGGTTAAAAGTCATAGCGCTGTCTCTCCATGGACCCGTAGCGCATGGGCTGCACCCATTCGCCGTTCTCATCGACAGCGGCGGGGAGTTCCGGTGTGATGGTGCCCGACGCCACACGGTCGAGCCATTGGACGGCGCGGTCGTACCGCTCCTTCACCTTCTCGTAGAGGATATCCACGTTGGAGAGGCGGATGATGTACCACAATGCGATATCCTTGGTGATTTCCAACACCAAGGGGTTGCGGCTTTCGCCGGTGGCGGCGAAGACGGCCTGTGTGTCGTACCGTGACGACAGGTAGCCACGTATCTCCTCCACGGCCGCGTCAATGGCCATCTGGAGGATGGTGTTGTCGCTCTCCACGATCTGGTCGAGCTGGTAGTCATAGGCCACCGATTTGAGTTCTTCTTGGGTCAGGAACATAACAGTCGAGAGTTAAGGGTTAAGAGTTTGGAGTTTTCCCATGGTGTTGTAGAGCGCGCGGGACTCGATCTCGGCGGCCGAGCATTTGAAATAGCCTGAATGGACCAGTTGTTTTACTCTGTCTTTGGTTACCACAGTGGGTTTCCCGCCAAGGTTAAGCACAAGGACTTTGCGCCCTGTTTCAAGTGTTATTCGGTCGGCCTCCCGGATGGCTTTCTTGAGTCTGCGGTGGAAGGTACGGGCTTTGATGAATTTGAAGATTTTCATATCTGTATGTATTTAAGGTTTACCAAATGGTCTCGGAGGTGCGGCGGTGGCCGCAGCGGGGTTCGAAGGTTTTGACGCGGGCGGCCTTTTGGAGCATCCAGATGGCGCCTTCGTCGGCATCGGGACCGTCGTCGTGGGCACTGGTTCCTTTCTCGAAGGCAAGGGTTTGTTCCAACCCTACTTTCATGTCAGGGTCGTCTTCCTTATCCTTGTTGTAATAGACAAAACCACGCTCCCACAGGGGCGAAACCGCTTCAATGCGCTGGTACTTGTCGGGCTTATCGCGCTTGTCGGCGCGAATGGGCAGCTGGTAGCCGCGCAGGTTGCCTTCTGTTGTGAAATCATCAAGGAGAGTGTCCTGAAGGAAGTTTGCTTCAATATAGTAGTTACAGACCACATTTTCAGGTAAGGATTCATGAAGATCATAAAACCAACGCACCATCTCAGCCACGCTACATTGCCGCACAAAAGCACGGATGTGATGCAGCTCGTTGCCGATCTTGCCCCACATCTTGATGGCCTTGTAGTCGTTTTTGGTGCTACTTTTGAACGATGGGTCGCAGTAGGCAATCAGCTGTTCATATTTGCACAGAGGCGGCAGTTTCTTCCAGCGGATCCAGTCGCTGCGGAACACCGCACCCTCTTTGATGGGGTTGTTCATATACTCCTTCTCAAATGAGAAGTAGCCTTGGAACAGGCGTTTGTCCTCTATACGTTTGGGGGTCCATAGTTCAGGCCACGAGGGATTGCCGTTCTTGTCAACGATGTTGACCTTGGAGACAATGACGCTAGAAATGGAGCAGATGTTGGCCAGCACACTGGTCTTGGAGATCAGGTTGCCCACCATAATGAAACGACCGCCTGCCGCGCCGAAACAACCGAAAAGAGCTTCCTTCACCCATCTGGTGAGTTTGTTCACGCGTCTTTCATTCTCGCAGAGCTCGTCATCGTCCAAGTCATCGATGACGATGTAGTCGGGACGGTGCTCACGCTCACGCAGGCCACGGGGCGACTGACCGCGGCCCAAGGCGGTGAAGGAGCAGCCGTCGGTGGTGACGAACTCACCGTCCGTCCATTTGCCGGCGTTGTACTGCGGCCCGAAGTCATGGATGTAACGCTTGTTGTACTGCAGTTCCGCCTGGAGGTCGCCGAGCAGCTGCTTGGCGTTGTCCTCGCTTTTGCCGACCAGCACCATGGTGTTGATCTCCCTCTTTTTCTGGCATTTGAGCCACAGGGGTATGAACACGTCCATGTGGGTGGATTTGGCGTGACCGCGTGCCCATTGGAAGACCGCCTTCAGGGTGCGGTTTTCCATGATCTGTTTGGCGGCCTTGATATGGAACGGTGCGCTCGGGACAAGTTTCCCTGTCTCGGCGTCGGTACAGTAGTGCGGGAAGTAATACTGGACAAAATAGGCATAGTCCTTTCTGGCGCGCTCCACGCGCTTGAGTTGCGCCGCCTTGGTTTCGGCGGCGTTGACAGTTGACATATTCTGTATGGTGATGCAGAGCTGTCTCCACCGCGCAAGGGCTTCTTTTTGTCCTGGAACTGCTGCCATGGTTATCTGCTTTCTATGGTGGTGGCGTTGAGCTGCTCGCCGATGAATATGTCTTGGTAACGGTTCATGGTCTTCACCAGCTCGGGAGTGAGCTCAGGATCCAGCTCCATCCTTGATATCAGCCATTTGTTGTAGGCCGAGAACACCTCGATGACGGTGACCACGTTGGTCTGCTTGTCGAGCTTCTCGATGGCGGCCGTGGCCTTCACCATCTCGTCGGCACTCCATTCGCCTGATTCGAGTTTGTCGTTGATTTGGGTGAGCATCTTGGCCACGAGCTCGCGTCGGGTAATGACCTTGGCGGCGCGCAACTGCTCCCACGAGTCCGCCTTGACCCACTTGCTGAGGGTCACCTGCGACACCCCGACCTTCTCGGCGATCTGCTTCTGCGGCTCGCCGTTGAAGTAATACAGGCGGGCCAGTTCTTTCTTTTCTTTCGCTTCTTTTTTGTTCATCTCTATTGTTGTTGTTGATGGAATCGCACCGGCCCGCAACAAGGTGTCGGAACGGGAAAACCGCCGCAAAAGTAGTCAGTTTATATATTCATCATTTGAAAAGTATTGTTTATGTAACTTATTGAAAACAAAATCGGTACGTTTTCAAAAAATGTGAAAAACAGTGATTATTTTTGCCGCCGATTTTGATTTGAAAAAGAAAAAAAACAATGGGAAAGAGATTTGTTTTGTCAGACGAAAGTGTGAACAGCTACGGCTTCCGGGTTCTGACCGACGGCATTGCATTGGAGGGGTTCAAGAAAAACCCCATCATGCTGTGGAACCACACCAGAAGCTGGAGCGACAAGAACAATGCCATGCTGCCCATCGGCAAGTGGACCGACATCCGCATAGAAGAGGGGAAGTTGACGGCTGAGGCGGAGTTCGACATGGACGACCCGTTTGCCTCCAAGATCGCCAAGAAGGTGGAGAAGGGCATGATCAACATGTGCAGCATCGGAATCAGGGTGCTTGAGGAGAGCGAGTCGCCCGAACATCTGCTGCCCGGGCAGACGCGGCGCACGGTGACCAAGTGCATGTTGCGCGAAGTGAGCGTGGTGGATATCGGATCCAACGCCAATGCCGTGGTGCTGTACGACACTGAAGGCAATATTATGGAATTGAACGCCGACGGCGGATGTGCCGTGGGTCTTATTAACCAACCAAAAAAAGAATCAGAAATGGAATTGAAAAAGATCGCTAAGCAACTGGGCCTTGCCGAAACCGCCACCGAGGCGGAGGTTGAAGCCCGCATTGCCGAACTGAACGCGGAAAAGCCCGAAAAGACGGAGCAGCCCGCCGAAGTTCAGGAACTGAAGGACCGCATCGCGGCCTTGGAAAAAGAGAAACAGGAGGCTGCGGACTCCCGCGTCGCCGAACTGGTTGACCAGGCGGTGGCCGAGAAACGCATCACCGCCGACAAAAAGAACCATTTTGTCGAACTCGGCAAGAAGGTCGGCGCGGAGCAGCTGAAGGAAACCCTCGCCTGCATGAACCCCGCCGTGAAGCCCACCGACTTCATCAGCGGCGGAGGCAGCGTACCGACCGACAAAAAGTTCTCGGAGATGAGCGAAGAGGAACTCAAGCAACTGCGCGAGAACGACAAAGCCGCCTACGAGAAACTGTATAAAAAAGAGTTCGGATTCAAGCCGGACATGAACTAACCCTATTGTTAACCAAAAAGGAAAAAAGCAATGAAAAGATTTTTTAGTTTGATGACGCTGTTTGTCGCGGTTGTTTTCAACTGCGTGGCGGGCGGCGTGTTGGCTTCCACGGTGGATGTCTCCCCCGTGGTTGGAGCCGTGGCGATGAACGGCATCGCAGCCTTTGTCGGCACCTCGATTCCCGCAGGCGCACTCGGGGCCGGACTCTATACCGAAGTGTGGACGGGCTATCTGGTGAAGGCCATGCGCGATGCCGCCGAGAAGCTCGGATGGTATAACCAGATCAAGAGTTTCGACCAATATGTGGAAAACGACGTGATCCACCTGGTTCACATCGGTGTTGATCCTACTGTTCTTATCAACAACACCACCTATCCCCTGCAGATTGAAACGCTGGCCGATGCCGACAAAGCGGTCTCTTTGGACAAATACCAGACCCGCCCGACGGTGATCACCGACGATGAACTGTACGCCCTTAGCTATGACAAAATCGCGTCCGTGATCGAGAGACACCGCGAGGCTTTGGATGAGACCAAATACAAGAAAGCCATCCACGCGATCGCACCTGCTCAGAACGGCACGAAAACGCCGGTGATTCTGACCACAGGCGAGACCGCCAGCGACGGCACGCGCAAGATGATCACCCGCAAGGACATCATCGCAATGAAGAAAAAGTTCGACGACATGAAAGTGCCTTTGAGCGGACGTATTCTTGTGCTCTGCAACGACCACGTGAACGACCTGTTGGAGAGCGACCAGAAGTTTGCCGACCAGTATTACAACTACACCACCGGCAAGATTTCCAACATGTACGGTTTCGAGATCTACGAATACAACGAATGTCCTTTCTACGACACCACCACTCTGAAAAAGGTGAACTACGGCGCAAGCACCAGCGGCAAGCAGCACGCCAGCGTTGCATTCTACGCACCGCGCATGATGAAGGCCAACGGCACCACCAAGACCTACATGAGCGAGGCAAAGAACGATCCGCAGAACCAACAGAACCTCGTGAACTTCAGAACCTATTCCATCTGCCTTCCCAAGAAGGAGGCGTGCATCGGCGCGATCGTGAGCGACGCCCCGACTGTCACCGTTGTGACACCCGCCATCGACGCGACCAACGTGGCGCAGTTCACAAAGAACGGCGGTACCAAGCACTCTGCAGTGACCGCAACAGGCGAATGGACGGTGGTCAACGACGATGAAACCGACACCTGGTTCACTGTTGAGAAAGTTGACGGCGACACTGTGTGCGTAGTCTGCTCCGCCAACAGCGAGAGCGAAGCCCCTGCAAGATCGGGTTCCTTCACCGTCGCCCTCACCAGCGACAGCACTGTGAAGAAAACCATCGCCGTCACCCAGGCTGCTAACTCCTAATCAGAATTGACATGTCAACCCCGAGAGGATTACGCAATAACAACCCGCTGAACATCCGGCACAGCCAGGACCGCTTCCAAGGCGAAGTGGTCCCCGGCTCGGACCGGGCTTTCAAGCAATTCTCCAGTGTGGCCTACGGGTACCGCGCGGCGTTTGTGACGCTGCACACGTATCTCATGCACGGCCGCAACACCGTTGAGAAGATTATCCGCGCGTGGGCCCCTCCCACAGAGAACAACACCGAGGGTTACATCAACCACGTGGTGCAACGCAGTGGCGTGGGGCGCAACAAGGTGCTCACGGCGGACTCAGGCGGCGACTACCGCAAGATTGTCGCCGCCATGAGCCACTGCGAGAACGGCGTGCCGGCTAACATGGCCGACGTGGAGGCGGGATTCAGACTGCAGAACAAAATCAGAAACTAAAATGGAAGCCTTAGGAATCTACAGTGTTATTTCATCGCTGTTGAACCTGCTTTTAACCAGCGGTTTGATAGTGACGTTGGCCACACTCAAGAGCCAACGGAAGAAAGCCGAGGAGGAGGCGAAAGGGATTGCGCTTGACAACGAAAAGAAGCTCACCGAGCTGATCAACGAATATTTTGTCGATCCGTTGAAGAAGGAGATCACCTCACTGCGCAGAACAGTGTCCAGGTTGACCCGCGCCATTGACCGAATCCCGTCCTGCCCCCACTCCACGGACTGTCCTGTGAAGGATTCCCTCGAAAACGACAAAATCGAAGAATGATGAAAAAGTGGATATGGATAGCATGGGCGGTACTGCTGGCCGTCACAGCCGTGGCGACAACAACCGCCGCTCTTGAGAGCAACCACCGGCGCTCCCTTTCCAGACAGGTGAAAGAGCAGTCGGCGGTGATCGACAGCCTGCTGAGCCGCGACCGGCCCTTGTTTGACGTGAAACTGTTCGTCACGGACAAAAGCGTGAACAAGATCTACGGACGCTATAACAAAGGCACCATCAGTATGCCTCAGGAGCGGAGGTATATCCTTGAGGTTGACAGCATGAATATGAAAATCAAAAACCAGTGATTATGGCTAACGAGAATAAGACCAAGAAGACGGAAACGACACCGCAGGGTGAACCGCAGGGCGCGGTCAAAAGCGTGCAGTTTCCGGTTTTGAAAGACGGCAGATGGGTATGCTCGGACGGTTTCCGCACCTCAGACGCATACGTCGCACGCCAACACGAAAAACTCATTAAACAATAACGATTATGGGCATAAAGAAATTAAATGACATCAGATTCACCAAGGGCAACGGCGGCATGGGACGCAGCGCGGGTTCCGACGATGTGATCACCGGTCTCATCTTCGGCGGCCTCGGGTTGTCGATGGCGGCGGTGACTCAGAACGAAGAGACCACCCCCGCCGACGTGAGCGGTTTCGACGCGGTTGACGCGAACACCTACGCGCGCCGGTTCACCTATCCGGAGGAAACGGCCGACTGCGGCATTGTGTTGACCCTCGTCCCCGAAGAGGGTTCGTTGACTGCCAAGCAACAGGCGGTGAACACGCTGTACTACCACATCACGGAATTTTTCCACATCAACCCGGAAGGGGTCTTGTATGTGATGGTGAAGAACGGCAGCGCAGCTGTCGCTGAAGCCACCGTTTCCAACGGCGCAGTCACCGCCGGTGGCGATATCTCCAAGCTGCAGACATTTGCAGGCGGCAACATCCGCCAGATCGGTGTGTTCAACAGCACCATGCTGACCTTGGCCAATGTGCAGGCCGAGTGCAAAGCGTTGGAGGATGCACACCGTCCTTTGAGTGTGGTGCTGACCTACAGCGGCAATGGAGTCGAACTGTCCACACTTAAGAACAATACCTCTTTGGCGGCTGCTGGACGATGCAATGTGTCGCTGCTGATCGGATGCGACGCGGATACAGGCCTCGCGGCTTTGTTGGGCGATTTCGCCTTCTACGGCTGCATCGGTACCTGTATGGGCGCGGTCAGCAAGGCAAAGGTACACGAGAGTATCGCGTGGGTGCAGAATTTCCCATTGGGATTGAAAGCTCCCGCTTTGTTCAACGGAAATCTGATCCGCAACATCGCCACCACCGACCTTGAGGTGCTGAACACCAACCGTTACATCTTCCCCGTGATCCACGAGGGCGATGCGGACAACTACTTCAACGACAGCCACACGCTGGATGTCGATTCTTCTGACTATGCCTACATTGAGAACGTGCGTACCATCGACAAAGCCTGCCGTGGTATCCGCGGTAAGCTGCTTCCGTGGCTGAACTCGCCGCTGAAGATTGACCCCGACACGGGGCACTTGGACAGCGGTGTGGTGTCGTTCCTGGAGACCACCGCCGGGGAAGCCCTTGAAGACATGGAGAAGGCTGGCGAACTGAGCGGCTACAAAGCGGAGATCGACCCTGACCAGAACGTGATCAGCACCAGCGAGGTGGAGATTGTTATCAAGAAGGTGCCGGTGGGCGTGATGCGCAAGATGCACGTGAAGATCGGTTACACAAACTCGTTGAGTTAAAAACAAAAATCCAAAAGATATGAACGGAATACCTTTGATTAACGGAATAGAGTATGGCTGGGCCGACATTGAGATCAACATCGCCGGAGCTACGGTGACGGGTGTCACAGTGATTGATTACGATGATGATCAGGAAGTTGTCAATGTCTATGGTGCAGGGCGCTACCCTGTGAGTCGCGGCAAAGGCCGCATCACCTGTTCAGGCAAAATCTCATTGCTCACATCGGAAGTGATTGCCTTGCAGAAGAAGGCACCTAACGGTCGTTTGCAGGATATTGCACCTTTCCCCATCATCGTTTCGTATATTCCCGATGAAGGCGGAAAGGTGGTCACCGACAAGCTGAGAAATTGCCAGTTCAAGACGAACAAACGCAATTGGAGCGAGGGTGATACCAGCAAGTCAGTGGACATCGACCTGGTTATAAGCCACATCGAATGGGGCAAGTAAACAAGTTCCGGGGGCGGTGCGGAACCGTCCCCTTAACTCTTAAAAACAATAGACAATGAATAAGGAAATCGAAATCACCGTGAGAGACGGCGAGCAGGAATACCACTGCAAGATGCGTCGTCCGGACGTGCCCACGCTGAGCCGCGTGAACAAACTGAGCAAGGCCGACGAAGTGCTGGCTGCACAGGAGCTGCTGAAGAGCTGCTGGGTAAGCGGCGACATGGAGATCCAGAATGACGCCTACATGATGATGGCGGCGGTGGGCCAGATGGGCGAGCTCAGCAAGGGTGTGACCGCCGAGCTAAAAAACTGATTGAGGCATTCACCATCGGCGAGGGTGACGACAAGGAATCCGAGCTGATGCGCATGAGTGCCCTGATACGATCGAACCTCGGAACCGACCCTTCAGGAATGTCCGAAAAGGAATACGCCGAAGCCTACTGTCAGGCCGTGTGGCTGGAACAGTTCCGGTTGCGCAACCAGGCGGAGATGATAGCCGCCATGTTCGGAGGAAAGAAAGGGAAAGGTTAGAACCAGTGCCCAAGAGCCTTTCGGATGGGCTTGGGTAAAGATCCAGTGCCTTCAGAATGGGATTTTAAACAGCCCAGAATTATCCCGGCAATAATCAATCCCCAAAAGGCCAAAGCAATTACAAGTCCTGTCATAACGATGATATTATCAATGCGGCAAAAATAAGAAATAATTTGATACAATGGCAAACCAAACAGCAAATTTCACGATTAATCTTGACGGCAATGCCTATACTGGCATCGCCCAGATAGACGCCGCCTTGGGGAATGTGTTGGTGAATGCCAAGAATACAAAGAATTTCTTTGAAAGTTTCAAGACTTCTGCTTTTAATTTCGATGTAATCACAAATGCCATCGGCAAGGTTTCCCAGGCGTTCCAGTCGATGGTGGGTTCCTCCTTGGATTTCGAGCAGCAGCAGGCCAATATGCGCACGCTGCTGAACGGAGACGCAGAGGCCACTGACAACCTGATCGGCAAGATCCGGGAGTACGGCAAGGCGACGGTGTATGACCGCAGCGGCCTGATCGAGGCGCAGAAGACGATGATGGCCTTCGGGCTTGATGCGGAGTATGCCTTCGGCAAGCTGAAGAATATCGGCGACATCGCCCTGGGCGATAGTCAGAAGATGCAGTCATTGGCACTGGCATTCTCGCAGATGAGCAGCACCGGCAAGCTGATGGGACAAGACTTGCTCCAGATGATCAACGCGGGGTTCAACCCGCTGGAGATTATCAGCCAGAAGACCGGCAAGAGCATAGCCGAGCTGAAGGAGGAGATGAGCAAGGGAGCCATCAGCGCGGAACAGGTAGCGCAGGCCTTTGAGTGGGCCACCGAGGAAGGCGGACGCTTCTACCATGGGGCAGAGACCGCCGCGCAGACCACCGCCGGCAAGATCGCCAAGGTGAAAGACCAGATTGACGATTTCAAGATCTCCTTGTTCGAATGGAGCCATGGAGCAACTGCATGGGCGGCCGAATTGGGGAACATGTTCGTGCCATTGTCTCAATCAATACCTCTTTTCAAAGGGCTCTACAACGTTTCTTCGGCAACCTTCAAATATCTGAAGGCGTTAGATTTCGCCGGCATACTGGGCGGCATCGGGCGCAAGGTCGCTGAGGCACGTATCAGCTTAGCGTTTATGCGCAAGGACATCGAGATGTGCAGCATGGCCTCGTTGGGCTTTATCCGCAACACCGTGCGCGCCACCATGGCGGTGGGGCGTTTTGCCACCGTTGGACTGTTCAATGCCGTGAAAGGGATGGGTGCCTATCTGCTGTCACTGATTACCGGAGGCGCTGCCTCCCGCACGTTCGCCAACGTGGCCACTGCCTCGTTCGCCAAATTCGCGCTGTCGGCCAAGGCCGCCTGCCGGGCGGTGGGCGTGGCTGTTGTGAACATCCCCATCGTGGGATGGATAGCCGCTATCGTGGCCGCCGTGATCGGCCTGGTGACGCTGCTGTGGAACAAGAGCGATGGATTCCGCCGGTTGGTGTTCGGCACTTGGGAGGCGGTGAAGGCCGCCGTGAGCAACGCATGGCAATATGTGAAGACCGCTGTGCAGATGGTGTGGGAAGTGGTCAAGGCTTTATGGGACAATCTTCTTAAACCGCTGTTCCAACGCCTGTTCAACATCGTTTCAACGATGGTTTCGCGGGTCAGGAGGGTTGTGGGAAACATCGTTGGCTTTGTGATTTCCGCGCCCAGCAGAATCGCCACCGCGATCGACAACGTGCGGACTTTCTTTGCGAACCTTTGGAACAGCATCGCTGCTATGGTGCGAAGCTGCATCGACCGTATCGTTGGCGTGTTGCAGAGCTTTCGAGACCGCGTGGAGACAATCTTCACAGGAATCGGCGGCTTTGTTTCCGGCGTGTGGGTGCGGGTGCGCGAATCGGTGGGCGGTGCTGTGGATTGGATTTTCGGCAAACTCGAAAAGGTAGGCGGCTGGATCAAGACCAAAATTGCCGATCCCATCAAGAAGGCCTTCACCGGAATGTGGGACGTGATCCGCGACGTGTTCAATAAAATCCTTGACAAACTCGGAAAGCTGTTTGCCCCCATCCGTGAACTTTGGAACAAGCTTTTTCCCAAGAACAAAATGAAGGATGTGAAGCTTGCCTACGGCGAAGGTGCCAAAAAGGGCACCAAATCATGGAGGGAGAGCAAAGGAGACGTGGATACCAGCAAAGAGACAGTGGTGCTGGACGGAAAAGACGGCATCAACGGCGCGGACGGCAAAAACGGGAAAAGCGTCAAGGAGGGAAAAAGCAAGAAGGAACTGTCGGACGGGACTCTTGGCAAAAACGCAGGCGCTGTGGCCGGCAGGGCGCAACAGATCACCATCAAGCTGGACAGCATGGTGGGTACGATGAATTTCAACGGCGGCCTTAATGAGAACGCCTCCAATGTGGAATCGACACTGACGGAAATGCTGGCCAGGATTCTGGGCATGGCGCAAACGGCGGCATAGATAGTTAAAAGATAATAGTTAATAGTTGATGAGTGCGGAAACAATCATATTAGCAACTGGTGCAGCGGCTGTGAAGTATATGTCTTCAGGGCTGAAGGTTTCCGTGCTTTCCAAAGACCAGACCGGCGACACGGCCAACGCGGATCTTCGCAGTTCGGCGGAGGACGGCACCCCCTATCCCCTGGTTTCTGGCAAGGATTTGTTCGGGCGCGACCTGATTGTGCCGCTGACCATAAAAGGCGGCATGGACACGATGCGATTCCAAGAGGCGGTGGTAAATGTGAACCGCAGCCGCAACATCGTGGCTACGCCCGTGCTGAACGGCAAGGGCACGGTGAAGGAGATGATAACTGACGGCGACCTGGAACTCACCATCACGCTGGCTGTGGTGAGCGGCAGCACAGAGGGCGACTTCGACAACTCCATCACCGAATCGTACGACACTTATCCCTACAACGGCGTGGAGCGGCTGCGCAAGCTGCTCGACGAGCCAGAACGTCTGGACGTGGTGAGTGATTTCCTGAAGCTGTTCGACTTAGACGGCGGAGAGCTCGGTATTGTGGTGAAGAGCTACTCGGTACACCAGGATACTCACTTGAACCGGCAGGTGTTCGAGATCCAGGCATTGAGCGACTATGACTATAACCTACTTATCGAAGCGTGATGTATCTGCTGAACTGGGATATTACTATCGGGGGGTACAAAGTGAAGACTCTGGCGGAGGTGAAAATCACCACCTCCGTGCTGAATCTGTCGGACACGGCCACCATCACCATGCCGGGACAGTATCTGAACACCTGGCGCAAGATCGAGGACAAAGTGCATACCGGCGATGCGGTGACCATAAAGCTCGGCTACGACAACGACCTTGAAACGGAGTTCACCGGCTATTTAAAGCGCATTTCAAGGGACAACAACTCGCTGGTATTGGAGTGCGAAGACGCGCTTTACCTGACGGACGTGACCGTGGCGGACATGGAGTACAAGAGCGTGACGCTGAACGCCCTGTTGACGGAGATACTGGCGCAGGTGGACCCTGAAATGACGGTGGAGTGCGACTATGACTTCACCTACGAGAAGATGGTGGTATTCAAGAGCACCGCGCTTGATGTGCTGAAGAAAGTACACGAAGACACTAAGGCCAATATCTGGTTCGAGGGCAAGACGCTGCACGTGCATCCGGTTTATCAGACCCAGGCTGGCGACAAACCGGTGATATACGACACGGAGGTAAATGTGCAGAGTAACGAGCTGAAATGGAAGGATGCGACCGATAAGAAAGTGATGGTGGAAGTGAAATATGTTGCCCCAAATGGGAAGCTTTCAAAACAAGAATACGGGGTAACAGGAGGCCAGAAAGTGACTCGGTACGTGGATGCCAGCAGCGAAGATGATTTGAAGAAAGCTGCCGAAAACGAATACAAATTATGGAACTACAGCGGGTATGAGGGAAGCTTGACGGGATGGCTGGTTCCGATAGTGAAAACAGGAGGGAGTGTCCGCCTGCGCGACAGGAAGAGGCCGGAAGAAGGAGTCTATTACGTCACGGGCGTGGAGATAGAGTTCGGCCGGAACGGGGCGAAGAGAAAAGTGACACTTGGAAGGAAACTGGGTTAGCGTTCGATGTCTCCCCAGCAACCGGCTTCGGATCGGTTGGAGACAAACCGAACAGTGCAGTCTTCGTGTTCTTTGACATAACGGATGGTGAATTTGGCCTTGGAGCGGTCTTTAACGAAACGCCACTCTCCGCAGTTCTGCGGTTTGTCGGTCGTTTTGTAAACCCAACAGGTAGCCTGCGGACTATTGGTGACTTTCACTTCAAGGTCCACGGGTTCTTTCGGATCGGTTTCGGCGTACACGTCTCCAAACGCCATAAAATAGTTTGTCACGCTGGCATAATAGCGCGTGACATTACATCCGTCAATCCTTATCCTTTGTGCGTAAGATGCGCACAGGGTCATACAAAACAAGACAACAAACAGAAGTTTCTTCATCGGGAGAAATTTTCGACAAAGATATAAAAAATATGGATCCGCTGAGCGAGATAAGAAAAAGCATCCGGAGCATGTCTTCCGGGGACGGCAGCGCGAGCATCTTCACAGCGAAGGTGCTGAGCACCGACGGCGACACCTGCTGCGTGGACGTAGAAGGTCTGGTAGTGAGCGACGTGCGTCTCCGCGCCGTGGTGAACGGCGAGGAAAGCGGCATCCTGGTCACGCCGAAGACGGACAGCTATGTGACCGTGGCCGATCTCTCGGGCGGACGGCTGACCAGGTGTGTGTTGATCGGCTACAGCGAAGCGGAGAAAATAGAGGTCAACGCTGATGATAAAATCATCTTCAACGGCGGAGAGAACCACGGGCTGGTGAAGGTGGAAGAGATGGTAAACTGGATGCGGAAGGTATATAATGATTTGCAAACATTGACAACGTTGCTTTCAGGATCTGCCGTTGTTGGTAACGGAGAGCCTTTGGGCATCACATTCACTCCGACAACCCCGTCACCCGACATTGATAATTTTCAGAACAAAGATATAACCCACTAAGATGAGAGGCATACTGACAGAAGACAACGGAGACCTGATGGTGAGCGGCGGCCACGTGACAGTGGGCGACAACCGAGCCCAGTGCGCACAACACCTCATAGGCGCGTTCACAGGCGAATACAAGCACGCACCAACATTGGGCGGCAACGCCCGGCGCATGATCGCCGGAGGCCGCGACCCCTTCTGGGCGGGACGGATGAAGGAGCAGCTGAAACAGTGCCACATCGACGTGAAGCAGCTGAAGGTAACAGACGAAGAGGTTGAGTTAAGAATAAACAGTTAAGAATCATGGCAAGGACAATCAAAGAAATAGCGGATGAGATGAAAGCGGCCTTCGTGCGCAACGAGACGCTGCGTAATGCTTTCGCCCTGACAGGGTATGACGCGGATGCGGACGAAGCGGATTTGGTTGCCTATTACGACTCGAATTTCAGCGCTGTTAGCGTGGAGACGTGCATCCTATATGTGGTGGCTTCGGCCGCTGCCCTTCTTGAGTATATGTTCGACTGGTTTACAGAGGATGTGGACAATGTCGTGAACAGCGAGAGATACGGGAGGAAAGGGTGGTATGAGAAGACTGCCAAGGCTTTCCAATACCAGGACGGGAACGGAACCGACTACGAACTTGACATCGACACGGGGACTTATGCCGTGTACGACGAAGATGCCAGGATTGTGAGACAGGCATCGGCGATATCGGGCAACGGGTTCGGTGTGACATTGAAGGTGGCCAAGGAGAGCGACGGTGTCCTCGCCCCTCTTTCCACCGATGAAAAGACAGCATTTGAAGCCTACATCAACAGACTGAAGCCCGCAGGGGTACCTGTCAATGTGATCAGTCGCAACCCAGACCGCCTTGCGTTGAAGATGGCGGTATGGTACGACCCGCTGATATTCTCGGAATCGGCGGCCATGCAGAAAGTAAAGGGTGTTATCTCCGAATACCTCAAAAGCATCGAATTCAACGGCGAATTTGTGACCATGAAGATGGTTGACCGCCTGCAGGCAGTTTCAGGTTTGGATATAGTGGAAGTCGGAGAAGTGAGCGCAAAACACGAAGGATACGGATATGTGAGGATTGAGCGGGATGCGAGATATATACCGCTGCCGGGGTATATGACACTTGGTGATGACGCGGATTTGGAAATTGACGTAATTGCCAACAGCTAATATAGATATGGGGGAATACAATGTGGATTTCGGGAAGTTCATAGGCGGCCTTCTGCCGCAGGCATTGCGAGGAACCGTGAGGGTTTGGGCTGGTGTGTTGTGCCAGCCGTTCAAGAGCCTGTATGCAAGATTCCTGCAATACAGGGAAGATAAACTATGGTCCCTGAAATATAACGCGCAGGCAGTGAGCATGGAAGCCATGCTGAACGATCGCTTCCGTGACGTGTTGGAAGTGGATGCCAACGGGCGGAGGATTCTTGTTGTTGATGGGCAATCGGTTCCGTCGCTGCTGGTTTACCCGGAAAACGAGCATCTGCCTGTAGTGGTAGGCATAGTCAAGATAACTTCCGCCGAAACCTGGGGAGCCGCCCCGTTCCTGGTTAAAATTCCCGTCGAGACGCAGGGGGATCAAAATATGCTCAACCAGGTTGACAGTTTAGTTAGAAGATACAAACTGCTTGGCACCAAGCATGTGATAGTATATTATTAACCCAAAAACGTATGGACAGATTATTGAATATAGACAGACCTGAAGGTTTCCCGTTGTGCGCGGAAACACTTGGGGTTTTGAACGAAAACAGCGAAATGTTCGCCGAATGGCTGAAGAGGATTCCGCTAAAGAACCGCCAGGCGGTGCAGTTCGGGGACTATCTGCTGGTGTGCCAGAACCTGCAGAAAAGGTTAGTAAAACGCGGCTCTATGAGCGCGGTATCGATCAATCAGTGCAAACTTGTATTCACTACAGAGGCCCATTCGGTTCACGATAGCTCTAACAATGAGATTGAAAATGTATGGGTGTCAGAGGTTGCCGATATTGTTGACGAAACATCGCCGGCGGCCCAATGGACAATGCTCGGACTGAATGATGTGTTCGAAATGAAATTGTGGTATGATTTCCTCCCTTCTTTTTCCGCGAGCCTGACGGCTGCAACCGTCACAGACGGGTCGTTTGGCATGTTGCCACAGATTCACGGAGACGGTAATGTGATGCGGACAAACAACGAACGCCTGCAGATGAAACTTTCCATAGCCACAACCATTGTCGCGACTTCGAACAGCACGATATTGTTTATCCCAATCCCCGCAGAATGCCCGGACGGAACCAGGCAAGAGGTTGACATCGAGATGGCCGCGTCAGGGGTGCACTACTCGGCGAGATCCTATATCGAAGGAGGTGAATTGCGTGTGTATATCGGAAGCTGGCTGAAGGAGTTTATCGGCTGGCAATACACCGCAAACAACCCGTCGTATGTTTGCGACATCATAATAAGAGTCAACAGGGAGGTGATATTATGACAGGGAAAGACCGTCAGACGGTAGCCGATATGGCCGTGGAGCACTGTGGTATCACGGACGCGGTGTTCGCTATTGCAAGGCACAACGGCATCACTGTCGATGCAGAGACGGCGGGCATGGATTTGGCAGACGAGCCGGTGGCGGAGCGAAGGGCGGCGGAGTACATCCAAATCCAAAGGTTTAGTCCGGCGAACATATACGAGTGTGACTCCGACGTGCTGACCGACGACAGTGGAAATGTGACTGTGGTGACAGAAACGAACGAACCGATAATTCAATAGACTTTTAAAGACAATTAATATGAGATTCAGAGACTTTTTGTTGAAGCACCTGTTGGCAGATTCTGACTATCTGGTTGGTTACGACGCCAACGGTAATTATATCCGTATTAGCAAAGCCGATCTTGCTTCCTCGGTGGCTTCGGCAGCAGCAAGCCTCGCGCCAACACTGACGGTGCAATATTCCGCCAACAGCAGCAGCTGGCATGATAGCTACGCCAGCGGTGACAAATATATCCGCATAAAAGCTGGTAGCGGTTCGTGGAGCGGAGCAGTGCGCATCAGTGTGAGCGCATACGATATTTGGCTTCAGCAAGGCAACAGCGGCGACGAGGCGGCCTTTCTCGCATCCCTAAAGGGAGAAGATGGCGAGGGTGCGGATTTGAGCGGGCTGGAGTTGTCATCGATTAACGGATATGCGGCTTTTCTGCAGCAGGTCAGAGCCTCGATAGTCAATGCCAAGAATGATATCATTCTGGATGTTGTGAACTCCTCTTTGGAGCAAGTGATGGAGCAATTCACAGGGCTGCAGCTATCGGATATTAAAGAGATAAAAAGCCTGAGCGATAACGACTATCTGACAATAGTAACTTCCGACGGACTTCGCAAAGTGAAGCTCGGCAGCCTAAGTGACAATGTTGCCGTGAGGACCGTCAGCACCAAGGTAATCGAATCAAGCGTGGTGAGTCAGCTGGAGATTCTTGGGGTGACAGGGGAGCAGAACGGGACCAATACTGAATATGTGTCGAGCAAAAACTATATATCAGGAACGTCGATGCTGTATCTGAACGGGCAGCGAATGACGCCCGGAACAGACTATAAAGAGACTCCAGGAGGATTTGAAATGCTGACTTATCACCCAGAGGTCGAAGATGTATTGTTGTTCCAAGCTGTTCCGAAATAATGAACAAAACCACCCTTAGGAGCGACCAAACCAGTCAGCCGTTGTCAAAAACGACTGAATATTGGGATTCCCACGGAGAGAGCATTCCGAGGGATGGACAGATTTTGGTTTATTCGGATGGTGGGAATTATACCTTAAACGGCGAAACTGTTGTTTGCCCTAAGATAAAGATAGGAGACGGAACCAGGAGTGTTTCCGAGTTGCCTTTTCTCGGTAAAGATGATATGGAAGCCTTGATTGCGATTATCAACGCATCTGGGTATATCACAGAGCAGGCAATGGCCGACCCGTCCGAGGTAGCCGCCGCCGCGTTGAACGAGCTTAACCGCCGTTTAACGGCTGTTGAAGGGAAATTTAACGGAGCTGACTACATCGAGGTGCAGAAATTGAAGGTGACGCGCGAACTCATCGCAGGCCTCGCGGCCGTGGCCATGTCGGGCAACTATGACGACCTTATAAACAAACCGACCCTCTTCAGCGGCAGCTACAACGATCTCACGGACAAACCCACGCTGTTCAGCGGCAACTACAACGACCTCACGGATAAGCCGACCCTCTTCAGCGGCAACTACAACGACCTCACGGACAAACCCACGCTGTTCAGCGGCAACTACAACGACCTCACGGACAAACCCACGCTTTTCAGCGGCAGCTACAACGACCTCACGGACAAACCCACGCTTTTCAGCGGCAACTACAACGACCTCACGGACAAACCCACGCTTTTCAGCGGCAACTACAATGACCTCACTGACAAACCGGGAATAGAGGATTTGTCGGAGGTGGCCGCCTACGCGCTGAACGAGCTTAACCGCCGTTTAAATGCCATAGAAGGGAGGGTTAACGGCGGCGACTATATAGAGGTGCAGAAACTGAAGGTGACGCGCGAGCTCATTGCAGGCCTCGCGGCCGTGGCCATGTCGGGCAACTATGACGACCTTACGAACAAACCGACCCTCTTCAGCGGCAGCTACAACGATCTCACGGACAAACCGACGCTTTTCAGCGGCAACTACAATGATCTGACCAACAAGCCGACCATCCCCGCCGCGCAGGTCAACTCCGACTGGAACGCGACGGAAGGCGTGGCGAAGATCCTGAACAAACCGACTCTCTTCAGCGGCAACTACAACGACCTTACGAACAAACCGACCCTCTTCAGCGGCAGCTACAACGATCTCACGGACAAACCCACGCTGTTCAGCGGCAACTACAATGATCTGACCAACAAGCCGACCATCCCCGCCGCGCAGGTCAACTCCGACTGGAACGCGACGGAAGGCGTGGCGAAGATCCTGAACAAACCGACTCTCTTCAGCGGCAACT